TTACGGGCGAATGGTCACCGTCGTCTTGCGCGGGCGGCCACCATCGGTGCCCGGCACCAGCACCGTCACCACGCAGACCGTCTGGCCGCCTTCGGTGCGGGTCGAGACCGACAGCACCTCGCCGCCGGTCTGCGCCGCGGCCTTGGACCCGGCGCTCGAGCAATCGGCCTGGGCCAGGCGCACCAGACCGTCCGTCACGGGCGCCGCCCGACCGAGCTGCTTCGGCCAGTCGCCCGCACCGTCACGCGCGACGACGGGCCCGGCACCCAGCGTCAGGGCGGCGAGAAACACAAGAAAGATGGTACGAATTCGGGTCATGGATTGCCCAGCTAGATCGGAACGCCACCGGCCACAGACATGGCAGCCGACCCCTTCCTAGCAAGGTCTCGCTGAACCGCCCATGAATGATGCCGCTTCGCGCGCCGATTCCGGCAGGCTCCGACACTTCCGCCGCCCCGAACCGCCACGCGTCTAGCACAGACACGTGACGGCTCCAGCCGCAGCCGGCCCGCTATCGCAGGGTCTTCTGCGCTGCCAGCCGGCCGAGGATCGCGACCACCGCACCGATCGCGGCGGCGCCGTTGGTCAGCGACAGTATCAGCGTCTCGCTGGTGGCCGCGTCGATCTCGACGCCGACGATCCCGCCGACGCCGGCGACCAGCGCCACCAGCCCGCCCCAGATGCTGCGCGACTGGTACCAGGGTTTTGCATCGCTCATCTCGCCTCTCCTCCTGTTGCCTTGAATTGCCGGGTCAGCCCGGACGGATGAAGGTCTGGACGGATGGGGTTCCGTCGCCCCAGACCGGGCTCGTCTGGGCGACGGTCACCGTCACCGTCGCCGGCAGCGCGCCGAAGGCGGCGTGCTGCTCCGCCGCTGGCACCATCAGCGCCGGCTGCCCGGTCTGCCGGGCAAGAACCGCCCCCGATCCGTCGCCGATTTCGATGCTGTAAAGTTCGCGCTCCTCGCCCAGCGGCACGTCGAGCCCGTCCCAACCGTCGCCGCCGATGCGCGTCCGCCGGATCCACGCCAGCGCCAGCGCGCCGTCCTGGTGAAACTCCGCGCGTAGATGCACCGGCGACAGCGGCCGCACCGAGCGTGCCCCCAGCGTGGCGGACAGGGTGACGACCGCCGGATCGTCGGCGAGCCGGCCGAGCGGCGATACGCGGATCGTCAGGTCGCGCCCGACCTCGCCGGTGCCGAGGCCCAGCGCTTCGCAGGCTGCGTCGAGCAGCACGAAGGCCGCTCCCGGCGCGGCGCCCGCCGCCATCGCATCCTCGGTGCCGCCCTGCGCCCGCAGCAATCCGCTCAGTTCGAAGATCTGCGGCGCGATCTCGGTGGCGCTGGCGAACTGCAGCACCTCCCAGGCGCCTGACGCGCATTGGACGGCGCAGAGATTGCCGCCATCGAGCAGCGCTCCCTTGTCGATCGAGGACAGCGCACCGCGATGCAGCCGCACGAACAGCCGACGGCCCCGGTCGAGCACGCCGCGGGGGCCGGCTTCCAGCGCTTCGATCAGGGCCCCGGTCGTCGCCGCACGGGTGGCAATGCTGCGGGTGTCGAAGCCGTCCCCGGAACGCGACACGCCGAGGGCATAGCCCGCGAAAGGCCTCGCGTGGATCGCGAAGCGCGCGCCCGCGATGGCCTCGCCGCCCTCCGGCAGCGGCAGGTCGAGCAGATGCACCAGCGGCCGCGAGGCGCCGAGCGGCACAAGTGGCCCCGGCCCCGGTGGCGGCTTCCCCTGGTCGGGATAGGCGCGCCGCCGAGGCGGCAGCAGCCGCGCTTCCATTTGGCGGGCGAGCCCCGTCTCGATCCGGGTGATCAGCCAGGCCCCGTCCCGGCCGTCGAGCCGCACCGTGTCGCCGGCCTCCAGCGCCAGTTCCGATGTCGCAGTCCCGAAGCGCGCGGTCTCGGCATGGCCGCCCATTTCCGCCAGCATCTCGGCCGCCAGCTCCCGCGCATGGGCTTCATCCAGCACCACCGGCAGTTCGACGATCTCCTTGCGCGGCCGGTCGGCGCTCGCCCGCACCGCCTCGGCGGCACTCGGCTGATAGGCCCGCGCCGGATCGAGATAGCCCAGCGAGACCTCCTGCGCCCGCTCGCTCGCATCGGCCCGGCGCAGTTCGACAAAGGGGCCCTCCCCGTCGGCAAAGGCGGTGATCGTCGCTTCGGGCCGCAGCCGGGCCAGCGAACGCAGCACCAGCCGGCCCGCCGCCACATGGCCGACCGTCCCGGTGAGCCGCATCAGCTCCTCAAGCGCCTGGCGGGCCGAGCCGGGCCCCCCCGCAACGAAGCCGGTCACGACCGCATCCACCGCCGAGACGTCGAAATCCGTGATGCCGTGATCGCGCAGCATTGCGGCAAACAGCGCATCCGCCGGGGAGTTCGCCAGCCGGCCGCTCAGCCAGTGGCCGCGCCGCCAGTTGTCGCCATCGGCCCAGACATCGGACCGTTCGGGAAACGCCGGATAGGGTCGCGCATCCCATGTCCAGAGATGGATGGCATCCGGTGCCACCATTCGCCCGCCATAGACCGGCGAGACCGGGTTGGCCGTCGCATCGAAGACCGGCGAGGCCGGGTCCCAATGCTCCAGATGCGCCTCGACGAAGCGGCGCTGGGCGAGATCGTCGCGCCCACCCGCCGAGAAATGCGGCGTATGGCTTTCCGAGGATTTCGGATCGACGAAGACATTCGGCTGGTTGGCGCCCTTGTCGATCGCCGGGCAGCCGAGTTCGGTGAACCAGATCGGCTTGCCCATCGGCACCCAGGGAGAGGTTCCGGCAATCTCCACGCCGCCGCGCCGTTCGACATGCGGGTTCGCCCACCACCCCGCCAGATCCTTGGCGCGATAGACCCAGGGCTTGCCATGGGCACCGTCGGTGATCGGCGTGCACAGCCCCGCCGCGCGGTCGCCCGCGCTGGCATAGTACCAGTCGAAATATTCGCCGCCGGCGATGCCGCTCCGCAGCGCCGCCCGGTCGTATTGCGAGGGCGTTTCGTCCGCCGACGCATCCTCGCCTGCGTCCCGCAGATCGGCGAGCGGCAGGTAATTGTCGATGCCGACCACGTCGATCGCCGGCGAGGCCCAGAGCGGATCGAGATTGTAGAAGACATCGCCCGAACCATCCGCCGGCTGGTAGCCGGCATATTCGCTCCAGTCGGCCGCATAGGTCACGACCGCGTCCGGCAGCATCGCCTTCACGGCCCCGGCGATGGCGATCAGACCCTCGACAAAGGGAAACGCCCCGGTCTCGTCCCGGATGCGGGTCAGGCCGCGCATTTCCGAGCCGATGACGAAGGCGTCGACGCCGGCCAGGGCCGCCAGCGCCGCCTGATGGAAGATCATCCGCCGATACGACCATTCCGCCGGCCCCGCATAGACGACCTCTCCGCCCGCGGCGGAGAAATGCTCCGGCCCCGCCGTGCCCAGAAAGGCCGCGATGGCGGCGCGGGCCGCCGCTGTGCCGTCGGTCGAGCCGGCGCGGCCGGGTTCCAGATCCAGCGTCATCCGCCCGCGCCAGGGAAACGCCGCCTGTTCGCCTGCGCCATACGGGTCTGGCAGGCCGTTGCCCGGCGGCACGTCCATCAGGACGAAGGGATAATAGGTGACCCCCAGCCCGCGCGCCTTCAGATCGGCGATCGCCCGCGAGACGCCCCGGTCGCCCGGCGTGCCGCCAAAGGCCGGCCCGCCATCGACGCGGCTGACCAGCCGTGCTCCACCGCGACCAACGCCGCCTGCCCGCCATTCCTCGGTCTCGTCCCGGCCTCCGATCTCGATCCCCGGCCGCAAACTGCAGTGTCCGGCCCGCAGATCGTCGCCGAACCAGGACACCACCAGCGCCGCCCGCTCCAACGCCGGGCACAGCGCCTCCAGCTCGTCCAGCGATGCCATCCAGTCGCTCGGTCCGAACAGCATGTTGCGGTTGACCAGCCGGTCCTCGCCCGGTCCCAGCCGCTCGCGCACCGGCAGCGGATCGAGCCCGTGCTCGCTGGCGCCGGGAATGATGGTGACGGCACGGATCTGCGTTTCCATCTGCCCGACCGGACGCAGGATCTCGCAGGTGATCTGCGGCAGCCGGTTGCCCCAGCGCTCCAGCGGCAGCCGCTCGAGGACGAGATAGGCGAGCCCGCGATAGGCCGGCGCGTTGCCGGCCCCCTGCCGCGCCTCGATCAGCGGATCGGGCGCCTGGGTCTCGTTGCCCGGATAGACGCGATGAACGACCTGCTCGCGGTCGATCTCCTCGCCATCCGCCCAGATCCGGCGGACGCCGGCGATCGGCCCCTCGCACAGCCCCACGGCGACATTGCCGTAATAGCTGTAGGTGGTGCTCTCGACCTTCGGGCCGCCGCCCTTGCCGCCGCGGCGCTCGGTGGCCGAATCTTCCTCGAAGCGCGTCGCCCAGATCACCTGCCCCGCCACCCGCGCCGTGCCATAGACCCGTGGAATGCCGGCGCCCTCGTCGGCGCCCATGATCCGGCTTTCCGTCAGGCGCGGCCCTTCCGTCCGCTTCGTCGTGCCGAACAGCGCCGCGTCGATCGAGGCGCCCGCCAGGGCACCGGCCGCACGGCCGAGCACCGCGCCAAACGGCCCGCCCAGAACGCCGCCGACGAGACCGCCGGCCGCCTGCAACAGGATCGTCGCCATGGTCTACTCCGGAAAGCGAAAGGCGCCGGCAATGCAGCGCGTCCAGGCATGCGGCATCGGCGAGGAAACGACCGAAGCGCCCTCATAGGCGTGGATCAGACGATCCTCCGCGTCGAGAATGCCGCAATGGGTGGTCGGCGCGCCGACCCGCCAGCGAAACAGGAGGACATCGCCGGGCCGCGCATCGGCGCGCACAATCTCCCGCAGATGCCGCCGCGCACCCTCCAGCAGCCGATCCGGCCCCGACCGCGTCGCCCAGTCGGCCCGGTAGGGGCCCGGATCCTCCGGCTCGGCGCCATGCAGCTCGCGCCAGACACCGCGCAACAGGCCGAGGCAGTCACAGCCGACGCCCCGCCGGCTGCCCTGATGGCGATAGGGCGTTCCCAGAAAACGCCGCGCCACGATCAACGCCCGTGGCAACCCTGCATCGACGGCCGCCCCGCCGCCGTCGGCATCAGCCCCGCGACAGCCCGCCTGCACCGTGCTCATGGCACCACCGGCGCGCCATCATGGCGCCCGTCGCTCTTGGCGATGGCCAGCGCCGCATCGCCGCCCGGCATGTGCGGAAAGCCGCGAAAATTCACCGCATTGCCGAACCGGTCGCGGCAGGTCGCAAAGCGCTTGTCGCAGCCCTGCATCAGTCGCACCGGGTCCCCCGGCGATGGCGTCGCCCCCGGCGCCTCCGTCAGCACCAGCGTCACCGTCCCGCCTACGCTCGCTATGGCCGAGACGATGTCGGCCCCGAGCCCCTCGGCCATTCCGCCCAGCATTGTCAGCCGGCCGTTCTGGAACAGCGCCGGCGCACCGCCGAGCGTGCCGGCGACGACCATCCGCGATCCCTCGCCGCCCACGACAGCCGTCTCGATCGTGTAGGGCGCCACCGCGGCCGCGAAGCCGCAGCGCGCATCGCCGAACACCGCATCGCATCGCCGCCGGTAGATCCGTCCCCGCACCCGGTCGAGCTGTGCCGCGACACCGCGCAGTTCGGCCGTAAAACCGGTCTCGCCGCGCTTCACTTCGCCGAGTTCCGCCACATCGACGAGGACGTGTTCCTCCGGGCTCTGCCAGTTGACGACGAAGGTCTCGATCCGCGCCGCGTCGTAGCGCCCCGCCCGGATGTCGGCCTCGTCGATGGCAGCGGAATCCAGTGCCCCCTCGACCTCTCGGCTGGCCGCCGCCAGCCCCAGCATCTCCTCGGCCTCGCTGCCGGTCAGCCCCGTCGCCGCCTCGAAGCGGGTCCCGGCAAGAACCAGCGCCGCATCGTGATCGGTGAAGCCCAGCACCGCGCCGTCCCGGCGGGTCAGGCGCCAGCAATGGGCGAGCGTCGTCTGGGGACCCTGCAGATGCGCCGCCAGTCCCGGGGGAATCTGTCTCATGGGCGTACCTCGATCAGCGGGATGGACGGAATTTCCCCGGCCTCGAAGGCCGCGACGTTCACGGTCAGCTGGTCCATGTCGAACCGCACCGGCACGTCGAAATCGTAACCGGCGGTGATCGCCGCGCCCTCGCCCGGCGGGTCCGCGAAGGTGACGATCCCGGTCACCGGGTCGACGACCATCCCCGCCGCGACCTCGCTGCCGTCCACGGCGATCCGGACCGTCTCCCCCGCCGGCTTGGCGATCGGCCGAACATAGGCGTCGGCGCCCAGGCCATAGCGCTTCACCAGCGCAAACTCCGTCGTCACCCCGTCGCCCACGCCGATCGCCTGGTCGAGGGCGCTCGGGCTCCCGCCATAGGCGCAGGAGCGCCAGTCCAGCGGATCGCGAAAGCGGAACCCCGTCAGCCGGCCCCGCCGCGCCTCGAAGAAATCCAGCACCGTCACCAGATCGGCGAGACTGCGCACGCCGGACCCCGCATCGTAGCGGCGCACGGAATGGCGATGGCGCTGGTTGCGATGCTCGAAGCCGGTCGACAGCCGCACGATCTCCGTGCGCCGCTCCGGCCCGCCGCTGGTCCCGAAGGACACGCGCAGCGGAAACCGCGCCTCGCTGAAGGCTTCGATTGCCATGGTCACAATCCCCGCCGGCCGCGGCTGGCGGCCCGCGCCAGCATCGCCTGAATCTGCGCCTCCGACCGTCGGAAGCTCGTCGCGTCGGGCGTCGTCACGTTGAACACGATGGACGGGCCGGACGGCGCACCGGTGCTCGCCACCCCCAACGTTCCGTCGGCGCCGCGCTGCAGCGGCAGGATCGCCTCCGCCCCCGCCTCGCCCATCAGGCCCAATTTGCCGGCCGTCGGAAAATAGCTCGGCGCGGCGACGACGCCGCCCTTGGCGAAGGGCACGATCCCGGTCACGGCGGGCACGCCGCCACCGCCACCCAAGCCGCCCAGCGCATTACCGAGGACGTTCGACGCCAGATCCGTCAGCGGCTTCAGCGCCGCATCCAGTGCGATCGTCGAGATCCGCTGGCCGAGCTGGCGCAGCACGCCGTCGAGCGAGCGCCCGCCCGACACCGCGCCCTTCATCGCCGACGCGATCGCCGAGCCGAAGGAATTGACTCGCTGCGTCAGGTCCCCCATCGCCTGCTCGAACCCGCTGGTATCGGCGACGATCGCGACGTTCATGGTCTCGTCCGGCTCCATCCTGTCACCTCGTCAGTTCGAAGAATCCCGGTCGGGAAAGCGCCTCATCAGGGCGGTCAGCGCGGCGCGGGCGGGCGCCTCGCCCGCAACAGTGCCGAAGGGCGCCAGCGCCGCCGCCAGCTCGCGCGGCGTCGCGGCCCAGAATGCGCGCGGCGACAGGCGCAGCAGGCCGAGCCCCGCCTGCATCGCCTCGGTCCAGGGAAAGGCCGTGCCGGGCGCCGGTCGATCCGGCACGGCGTTCAGGGGTTTGGCGGAGCCGGCTCCGTCTCCTCACCCGGCGTGCCGAAGGCCGCGGCCAGCAATTGCGCGGCAACAGTCGCCGCCCCCGCCGCCCCTCCATCGATCCGCATGACCGCCATTTCGGCCTCGCTGACATCCGCGCCGCCGCCGCGCAGACCCGCCGCCAGGATCCGCGTCAGGTCGCGGGCCGACAGCCGGCCGGTGCCGAAGCGCTCCACCAGCCCAGCCAGGCTGTCCGCCGCGAAGGCGTCCTCCAGTTCGGCCAGCGCCCCCAGGGTGAGGCAGAGCGTGCGCTCGCGCCCGTCGATGATCGCCGGCACCTCGCCGCGATGGCGATTGACCGCCATTGTCAGACCGCCGCAAATGCCAGCGCGCCGGCCGATTCCAGCGTCGCCTCGAAGGTGATCTCGCCATTGTGCTCGCCGGCATATTCGAGCGCCGTCAGCTGGAACGGTCCGGTGATCGTGCCGAACTCCGGGATCGCCACCTGGAACGGCACGATGTCTCCGGCGAAGAACACCTGCCGCAGGCTGGCGTCGGAGGCGGCATCCTTGAAGATGCCCGATCCCGACAGCGACGCCCGCTGCACCCCGGCCCCGCCCAGGAGTTCGCGCCAGCGGCCGGCGCTCTCGGCGTCGGTAATGTCCACCGTCTCGGCGTTGAAGGCGATCCGCCGCGTCCGCAGCCCCGCCACGGTGACGAAGCTCCCGTCCCGGTTCTCGTCCATCTTCAGGAGAAGGTCCTTGCCTCTCTGTGCGGCCATTCGCGTCGTCCTTTCCGCCCCGGTGCCGGTCGGCACCGGCCAAAGAAAAGGGCGGCCCCGAAGGACCGCCCGTGTCGATGTCGCTTGAATGTCTGCGGGACCCGTGCCCCGCGCCGGCTGGCCGTCAGGCCAGCGGTTCGGTCACCGCCCGGAACCGCAATATGCCGTGATAGGTGGCCGAGTCCGGTTCCTGCCGCGCCTCGGCGAACTGCAGTTGCAGATTGACCAAGTGGTGGCCCTCCAGCGGCAGATGCGCGTCGTTCAGCCGGCCGGCCACCTTGTCCATGATCTCGTAGGTCTCGGCCTTGCCGCCACCCTTCGCCCAGACATGCAGGGTCAGGATGTGCTCGGAGCCGTCCTCGGTCCCGGTCGACCAGTCCACCACCGCCGTGCGGCCAAGCGTCAGATAGGGAAAGCTTGCATGTTCGGGTCTGCGGTCGAACACTTTCGGCCCGCCCAACAGCGATGTCAGCGATGGGTCGGCGGTCAGCGTCTCGAAGATCGTCGTCTGGAGTTCGGCACTGGGATGCGCCATGTCATCCTCCTCGCTCACGGATGTCTACAAGATGATATATGGCGTGCCCTTGCGTCCGCCAGACGAACTGCGACCTCTTATGCCTCGTCTCGCACAAGTGATCGCACCCGCCCGCAAGATCAGACCGTCGTCGCAAGGCCCCGCGCATCGCGCAGATCGTCGCCAGGCCCCGTATCGCGATCATCCAGCGTGCCGAGATGCCGCGGCACGTTCGAGGTCGACGGCCAGTTCCCCGCCGGCACGGTCGAGCGCAAGCGGCCCGGCCGGCGAACCGCGCGCACCAGCCGTTCGAGCGGAAGGCGGCTGCGCAGCCGCCGGATCTCCACCGAAATCCGCATCACGCCTCCTCCTCGCACCGGCACACCAGAAAGCGCCCCGTCTCGTCCGGATCGTGCACCGAGGCGATGACAAGGCGCCGCGTCCCGATGCCGAAGGCGCGCCCGCGCACCACCTCCCCGCTCGAACGACAGATCACCCGGTGCGTGATCGTCGCCTCGTGTCGGTCGAACCGCTCGCGCGCCGCCACGGTCACCGGCTCCACATGCACCGACAGCTCCCGAATTTCCGTCCAGCGCGTCGCCGCGCCGCCGGCGCCGTCCGGCTCCGCTTCGGGCGCCAGCAGCGCCGCGCGCTTGCGCAACAGCCCCGGATCGAGGAACAGCGGCGCCATCAGATCCGCACCCGCCGATAGGGCGCGATCAGCGACCGTGCGAGCTCCGGCATCACCGCCGGCTGCTGACCGGGATCGACCGCCGCCCGCATCTCGTAGGACGCCGCCACGATCACCAGGAGCGCGGTCCGCAAATTCTCCGGCACCGCACCGGCCGCAAACCCCGCCTCGAACTCCACTTCGACGCCGTTCACCGCTGCGGCGCGCACGCCCGGCGACACCCGGATTGCCTCCACTCCCAGCGCCCGCTCGATGATCGCCTCGCCCGCATCGAACATCACGGGCACCCCGCCCGACGCGTAGGCGGTCACGCCGGTGATCGTCCCCAGCGGTCGTCGCGCGATCTCCACCCAGCCGTCGGCCGGCACCGGATCGAGCGCCAGCCGGAAGGACCGCTGCACCAGGACCAGCCCGGCCATCGCCTCGATGGTCTCGCGCGCCGCGCGGATCAGCGCAGCGATCAGTCCGTCCTCGTCGTCCCGGTCGATCCGCGCCCAGGCCCTCGCCTCGGCCACGCTTGCCGGCTCCTCGGCCCCGCCGGGCCCCAGATCGATGATCGTCATCCGTCCCTCCGCCAAAGCAAACGGCCGGGCGTGGGCCCGGCCGTCATCCGTCTCGCCCTTGAGCCCGCCCGTCAGGCGGCGAAGTCGAGGAACTTGGCGGCGTCGAAGTCCTGGATGCCGCCCCCGACCCGCTTGGTCGTGTAGAAGAGGACGTAGGGCTTGGCCGAATAGGGATCGCGCAGGACCCGCACGCCCTGCCGGTCGACGACCAGGTAGAAGCGGCCGAAATCGCCGAAGGCGATCGCCTTCGCATCCGTGGCGATATCCGGCATGTCCTCGGCCTCGACCGTCGGAAAGCCCATCAGCGTCGCCCGCGCCCCGGCGCTGGCCGGCGGCTGCCACAGATAATTGCCGTCACCATCCTTCAGCTTGCGCACGCTCGCCTGGGTGCGGCGGTTCATCACGAAGCTGGCGTTCTGCCGGTAGCCCGCCTTCAGCGCATAGACGAGGTCGAGCAGGCTGTCGGCCGCCTCGTCCGGCGCAAAGCCGCCGTCGGCGCCGGTCGCCACCGTGCCCACCGAGCCCCAGGCCCAGGCGCCCTCGTCCACCGTCGGATAGGTCATGAAGCCCTTCGGCTTGGCCACACCATCGCCATTGACGAAGGCCGCGCCTTCCTGCGCCGCGAAGGCCTGTTCGACCTCGTCGCCGATCCAGCGATCGATATCCACCGCCGCGTCGTCGAGCAGGGCGTTGGTCGCCGCCGGCATGGCGTAGAGTTCCATCGTCGGAAAGGCGAGTTCGGCGAGCTGCGGTGCGGTGGTCTGCGGGCGGGCATCGGCCTCGCCCACCCAGCCGGTCTGCGCGCCGTCGATCGCGAAGGGCTTCTTCAGGACGGCGGCCGAAACCATGCGCACCGTCGCGATGGCGCGGATCGGCGAGATCGCCGCCAGCCGCCGGCCGATCTCGGTCTCGGTCTCGTCCGGCACCAGGAAGCCGCCATCGGCCCCGGTCAGGCTCGACATCGCCTTTTCCTCGAGCCGGCGCAGCCCCTGCTCGTCGCCGCTGCGCACATAGCGCTCGAAAGCGCTGCGATGCTCGCTCGGCCCGGCCGCGGGCCGGCACTCGCCGCCCAAGGCCGGCCGCGCCTCCTTCAGGATCAGCCGCTCGACGCGCCGCTCCTGCTCATCGAGGCTCTTGGAAATCCGGTCGACCTTCTCCTCGGTCAGGATATCGGCGCTCATGCGCTTCTTGATCTCCCCCAGGCGCTCGTCATTGGCCTCGCGAAAGCTCTCGAAGGCCTGCATGAACTCGTGGAAGGCCGCTCCGGCCTCCGGCGCGTGCGCCTTGGTTTCGAGGGACGGATGGGAATGGTCGCTCATGCGGTTTCTCCGTTTCGCTTCAGAAGAGTTCGGATGTCAGGCGGCAAAGCCGGTCGCGGTCCGGGCGCGCCGCGGTACGGCCAGATCGGCCGCGCTGGCCACGCCGGCGAACAGGCGCGCCCGCTCCTGCATCGGGAAGGTCACCAGCGAGACCTCCCACAGATCGATGGTCACCAGCCGCCGCCGGGCCGTGCCGGCGCCGCGGCGCGCAAGCCTGGTGCGAAAGCCGATGGACAGGCCGTCCAGCGCCCCCGCCGCGATCAGCCCGGCCGCCTCGCGCCCGGCCGCCGTCGCCAGCGCCAGGGCGCCCTCGACATAAAGACCGGTGCGGTCCTCGCGCACATGGTGCCAGCGCCCCACGGGCCGGCCGGGATCGTGCTGCCAGAGCATGGCGATGCCGGCCATGCCCCGGCGCAGGACCGAGGCGGCGAAGGCCCCCGGCTCGATGATGTCGCCGGCGAGATCCGTCTCGCCGAAGATCGCCGCATAGCCGCGGATCGCCCCGTCCTCGGTCACGCCGGGCGCCGTGCGGGCGCGCAACCCGCCGGTCACCGCTTCCTCCACGGCCGTTTCTCGCCGCCGCGGAACAGCCCGTCGGCAAAGCGCGACAGCACGCCCAGCGCCCACCAGGCGCACAGGCTTGCCGAGGCCGACCCCATCAGCGCCAGCTCCATGGCGCTCAGCGTCTGGCCGAGGTCGAGATGCTCGGCCAGCATCAGCCCGGCGGGCGGGCCGAACACCACGCCGGTCACCATGCCGATCAGGAAGCGCGACGCCGCCTCGCGCCGTCCCTTCGGCAAAAGATAGGCGACCGAGATCGCCGACCCGGCCGCCGCGCCGAGGATCTTCGACGCCCAGAGCGCCAGAACGGACACGGGTTCGACGTTCATCGGCACCTCCATGGGATGGTCGCGCGCCGGCCGGCCCGCTCTCACGGACCCCGGCACATGTCATGTCTGTCGATTGCAGAAGACGCCTCGGGTGTTTCCCGAACCGCCGGACGCCGGTTTCGGCCACACAGCAACAGCGCCCACCCAGGCGGCGGGCCACGCGGGAACACCGCGCGGCCCCGTCAGCCGTCGGGCGCGATCAGGCGATCCACCAGAACACGATGCCCCAGAACAGCAGGCACACGAGCAGCAGGATCAGCCCGGCCTTGGCGCAGCCAATGGCGCCATCGTCGTCTTTCACGGCGGGCTCCTCTCGCATTCATCGAAGCCGCGACACTGCAGCTACAGACAGGCACGAGAAGGATGGCCGCATGGTTTCCACGGGCTTACCTCGCCCGGTGGTTAGCGAGGTCTTGACCAAGTGTCGCGATTGCTCTCGGACGTCTCACCCATCGGCGCCGTAGCCCACCGCCTCGCGCTTTTCCGAGCGCGACAGGAAGTCTGCCGTCCCGACCCGCGCCCACAGCGCCTCGCGCTCGGCGCTCAGCCCCTCGACCCGGTCGAGATCCTGCGCCAGCCGCAGGTCGGGCGCGCCGAAATGGCCGCCCAGCCAGTCGCCGATCGCCCCGGCCAGGCGTCCCGCCAGCGGCAGCACCGTCAGGCGGAAGAAGGCGCGGTTGGCCTCGGCGTAATTCGCATAGGTCAGGTCGCCGGGGATCCCCAGCAGCATCGGCGGCACGCCGAAGGCCAGCGCGATGTCCCGCGCCGCGCCGTTGCGCGCCTCGATGAAATCCATGTCCTTGGGCGACAGCGCCATCGCCTTCCAGTCGAGCCCGCCTTCCAGCAGCATCGGCCGCCCGGCCCGCGCCGCCCTGGCATAGCCGCTTTCGAGCTCGGCCTTCAGCCGGTCGAACTGCTCGGGCGCCAGGTTGCCGCCATCGGCCGGCTGATAGACCAGCGCGCCGGACGGCCTAGCCGAATTGTCGAGCAGTGCCTTGTTCCAGCGCGATGCCGCATTGTGCAGATCGAGCGCCGTCTGCGCCGCCGCCAGCGGGGAGTAGCCCGCCGTTTCGGCCAGCGGATGGAACAGCCGCACATGCAACAGCGTCGCCGGCCGCTCGCCAGTCCCCTCGGCCGCGATCCGACGCACGGCGTGGCCGGCGCGATATTCATAGGCCTCCGGCCAGCCGTCGCTGCCCTCGACGATCCGCACCCGGTCCGGCCGCAGCGCATGCAGCGCCCGGATCTCGCCGTCGATGCCGGTCGCCTCCAGATAGGCGTTGCCCGACAGGAGCAGATGCCCGCACAGGGTCTCGGTCAGGCTCTGGCCGTCGCTGGCCGGGTTGGGCCGGCGCAGGAGGTCGAGGATCGGATGTGCCGTGACCTCCCGGCTGCCCTCGTAGAGCAGCATCGGGATCGCCGCCGCGGTCTCGGCGATCAGCCGGACCGAGCGATAGACCACCGGGTTCTGCATGAAGCCGGCCCGCGCCAGCCCTTCATAGCCGCGCTCGCTCCACCCGCCCGGATCGCCGCCGCCGGAAAACACCAGCGCCCCGCCGGCAGACCCCACGCCCTTGCGCTCCCCCGGCGCCGCCGCACGCGCACCGCTCCCGCCACCGAGCCAGTCGGCGATCCGTGTCTTCAAGCTCATGATGGTCTCCGCAGCGTCGATCACGGCGCGCCAGGCGTCATGCTGGACAACGAAACCCCCGCCGGAGCGGGGCTACAGAACTCGGATAGGGCAACGCTTTGCGCGCCTTCAGTCGGCCGACGCCAGAATATCCTGCGTGGGCAGGATCAGCTTCAACGGACTGATCTTGGTCGGCTGAAATCCCAGCTTCCAGTAGAATTGCGCGGCCTCTTCGTCGAGCGCGTCCACCACGACCGCGCGAAACGCCACGGCCTGCGACGCCGAAGCGGCATTGCGCAGCGCACTGGCCAGGAGCGCCTTGCCGATGCCGTGTCCGTGCAGATCCTCATGCACCGCCAGCCGGGCGAGAAGCGCAATCGGAATCTCGACCGGTGTGCCGTGCGGTCGCTGCGAACGCGGCACATCCTTGCGCAGGATCATCCCCGCACACAGCGCGTAATAGGCCCGCACATGCATCTTCGCGTCGCGCACCACGAAGGTCCGCGTATAGTTCGCGCTCTGATTATGCAGCGCCATGTCCGACAGCCATTCGTCCGGGCTCGGCTTCCCGCATCGAAAATCCGAAAAGTCGTGGCTGTAGGTCAGTGGCTCGGGGGCGAAAAGCCCTAATGCTCGGAAGTCGCCCAC